CAAGCGTTCTCAAGGATCTACGCCCACCGTCCAAATCCTGTCGTGTGTGCGGCAGGAACCGTTTCGCTTCACAGAAGTACAGGACCAGGAAGTATACACCCACGCCGGAGGGGTCTATCAGTTGCAGGCCCAACTAATCGCATAGGAGGGAATCGTGCCTGAACGCGCAACCATCCTGCAGGGCGTGCAACTTGGGGTTGAGACGACTCCAGGAACCGCCGTTGCAGCGACAAAGCATCTCCTAGACACCACCTTGGAGATGGGTGTCCAGTTGGACATGCAGAGGTACCGTCCGATTGGACAGAAGTACGCCTCCTCGCTTGTGGTCGGCAAGGAGTGGTCGCAGGCGTCAGTGTCTGGCGCTCTTGCGTACAACGATCTCGTGTACCTACTCAACTCGCTGTTCACCACAGGCACCATCACACAGCAGGGTGCAACGACCGCCTACTCGCATGTGTTCTCGCCAGCAGCGAGGACCATCGACAACCCGAAGACGTACACCCTCGAGTTCGGTGGTGCGGTAAGGGCGTCGAAGTTCGCCTATGGCCTCATGACCGATTTCGGCATCACAATCAACCGGTCGGAGGCCTCGATCTCAGGTACCTTCATCGGGCAGGCAATCTCTGACGGCATCACCTTGACGCCGGCAGTGCCTGATCTCGAGGAGAAGCCAGTTATCCCCAACAACATCGACGTCTTCATGGACCCGACCTTCGGTGCGTTGGGTACCACGAAGTTGACGCGACTGCTTGCCTTCGGGTTGTCAATCGGGTCTCGCTACTCGCCGGTGTGGGTGGTCAACTCAGCACAGCAGGCCTTTGTGTCGCACGTTGAGGTGGAACCAACAGCGCAGTTCACCTTCATGGTCGAGGCAGATACCCAGGGCATGACGCCACTTACCTCGCTGCGCAACGGTACCTCTCAGTTCGTACGACTCAAGGCAACGTCGGCAGACCTTGCCGGCGTCGGTTTCCCCTACTCCGTACAGTTCGACCTGGCGGGGAAGGTGTCCGCAATCTCGAACTTCCAGGACCAGGACGGCGTTTACGCGCTTGAGTACACCTGGGACGTTGTCTACGATCCTTCCTGGACGAACGCAATCCTGGCAACCGTCATCAACAAGATGGTAACTCTTTAGGAGGAGTAGTGGCAGACAAGAATCATTGGCCACCCTGTCCTGCATGTGGTGGCAAGGTCACGGGTTCAGTTGACGCGTACCTAGCACACGTCAAGAAGATCAACAAGGACCACCCAGACGTCGAGGAAGACAACGCGGACGCTGCCATCGTCACGGCGGAAAAGGAACCGTCTGGTGGCGTTGGCGTCTGTTCTCGTTGCGGACAGGCGGTCGCGGCGGAGGGGAGCAAGGACGCTGCGCTGACTCAGCCGCCCGCTGACGTGCAGGCACCCGTCGAGTCACCCGAACACATGGACACGGTGTCAGGATCGTCAGAGATCGTCACACACGAAGTGGATCCAGACGCTGTAGAAACCAAGGCATGATACGATCTGCACGGTAACCAACCCCTAGGAGGGGACAATGCCACTGCAGATCAGCGACTTGGGGAAGGAACGAAGAACCTTCACCTGGGAGTATCTGGGTGAAGAGATCGAGATCACCTATAACATCTACCTGTTTACGCCGGAGATGGAAGCGGAGATCAACTCAGGTGGCGTGACGGACGAGCGGTTGTCCCAGATCCTGGTTGAGAACCTGCTCGTCATCCTGGTTGACTGGGACGTGATGGACGGTGACAAGAAGGTCCCCTTTACCTACGAGGCATTCATGGCGCTACCCACTCGCCTGATTGGTGACCTGATGATGGCGATTGGAGATGACGCCGGTGGTGACGCGGAGCAGGGAAAACGCTCCGGCGGGCGGTCGCTACAGAATCGGGCCTCCCGCCGTCGATCTCGCACTGGTATCGACTCATCCAGGCAAGTAGGTTCCTTCGAGTAGCACCTTGGGAGTTAGCAAAGCGACCGATCATCTGGCGTGAATGGGCAATCCAGATGATGGAAGCGGAAAACCACGCATCGGAGATTCAGATGCAAAGGAGTAAGACACCCTGAGTACCCAGATCGCACTCCTGGTAGCACGCGTCGTTGCTGACACCTCCCAGTTTGACAAGAAGATGCTGACAACGAACCGCGTGATGGGCGGTATCGGTAAGGCAGGCCTGGTCATGGGTGGCGCTGTTGCCCTGGGTGTCGGGTACGCGGTCAAGCAGGCAGGTGACTTCCAAGAGCAGATGAACGTCCTCAAGTCGGTGACGGGAGCATCATCGGCACAGATGGACATGTTCTCGAAGAAGGCAGTGCAACTGGGTGCCGATCTCAAGTTGCCGAACACGTCTGCGCAGGACGCTGCCGACGCGATGACTGAGTTGTCCAAGGGTGGTTTGTCTGTCCAGGATACGCTCAAGTCGGTGCGAGGCACGATCCAGTTGGCGACGGCAGCGCAGATCTCGAACGCGGATGCCGCGAAGATCCAGGCCCGTGCGCTCAAGGCGTTCAGTTTGGACGGTTCCCATGCTGCTCACATTGCAGACCTGCTAGCCAACGGGGCGAACGCATCTACTGCTGAGATTTCAGACCTGGCGTTGGGATTCCAGCAGGCATCTGCCGTGTTCCACTCCTCAGGACATACTGCCGATGAACTGACCACCTCGATCACAGAGATGGCAGATGCCGGCATCACAGGTTCTGATGCAGGTACGTCACTGCGCACCATGATGAACCGACTCAACCCGCAGACGAAGAAGGCAGCGGAGGAGTTCAAGAAACTGGGGATCAACGTCTTCGATGCGCACGGCAACTACAAGTCGATGCGAGATATCATTGGCGAGTTCTCGAAAGGCCTAGATGGGTTGAACCCGAAGCAGAAGCAGCATGCTCTGTATACCATCTTCGGTTCAGACGCCATCCGTGCTGCGAACATCGTCCTCGACGGTGGCACGAAGAAGTACGATGCCTACCACAAGAAGGTGGAGGTCACGGGAACAGCGCAGCGTGTGGCACAGGCACACACCAAAGGCCTGAATGGCGCCATCCAGGGATTCATCTCGTCGCTGCAGACGGCAGCGATTGAGATCGGCACGCTGTTCCTGCCAATGTTCACCTCGATGTTCAAGCACCTGTCTGACTTCATGATCTTTCTGGGAGAGCACAAGACGACAGTAAAGGTGCTTGCAACTGCCATCTTCGCCTTGGGTTCAGCAATGGTCGTGTTGACTGGCATCTACAAGACCTACATGATTATTTCCCGTCTTGCCGAGTTCTACCAGATGCTGTTCGCCAAGTCGTTGATCTGGACCCGCATCCAACTCGCTGCGTTGTGGGTGTGGGAGAAGGCAGTGACTGTCGCCACGAAGGTATACACCGCTGCTCAGTGGTTGCTGAACGCCGCGATGGACGCGAACCCGATCACCTTGGTCGTCATCGCCCTAGTCCTACTCGGTGTCGCAATCTACGAGGCCTACAAGCACATTACCGTCTTCCACAACGCAGTCGACTACGTCTGGGATAAACTCAAGCAGTTCGCAAGTTGGGTCGCCACCGTCTTCACAAAGACAATCCCTCGTGCCTTCGGTGCGGTCGTCACGTGGTTCAAGGCCCACTGGGTGGACGTCGTGTTCTTCCTCATAGGTGGACCCCTCCTCCTGGCAGCGAAGAAGGCGAGTGACGCGTTCGGGTTGGTAGGTAAACTCAAGTCGGCGTTCTCAACCATTGTCGGCAACATCAGATCCTGGGCGAACTCAGTAGTCAACTTCCTGTCGTCGCTGCCCTCCCGCTTCGCATCCTGGGGATCACGCATGGGTGGTCACCTCAAGGACGCAATCATTGCTGGCGTCAGGGGATTGAGCAGCACACTTGCCGGGATCATCCGAGGTGCCATCAACACGGTGATCTCTGTCTGGAACAACTTGAAGATCCCAGGATTCTCATATTCCATCCATAAGGGGCCCCTTGACTTCTCGATTGGGATTCCCGCGATCAACCTGCCAGACATCCCACGCGTTGCCGCAGGCGGTATCACGACCGGACCCACCTTGGCAATCGTTGGTGACAACCCAAGTGGTCGCGAGGCGATTATTCCCCTGCCAGATCGCGGTGGTGTAGGTGATGGTGGCATCACTATCAACCTGACTGTCAATGGGTCTGTACTCACCGAACGTGACCTCGAGGAGAAGTTGCTTGACGTTCTGACCACCTACGGGCGTCGTAACGGTCGTGTGCGCCTGGCAACCGCGTCCTCGATCTAGTGGCGGGTACGTTCGTTGCAGATAGGGGATCTGGGTCTGTTGACTCGACGTTCTCTCTGACGTGGAACGTGGTCACGGTAGGCGCGATTGCTGCTGGCGGCAAAGCGATCCTTGCGATTCGTTCCGCTTCCTTCAACCAGGTATCCTCAGTCACTGGCGGAGGCGTCACGTGGGCAGTAGATGGTCGTGCCGCAAACACAGGACCCAACGGGGGATCTGTAACCGTGATCTCCGCCGACTGTCCTGCAGGCCTGGCGAGCGGCACGTCTCTCACCATCGTTGACGTTGCTGGTGGAGATGTCTTTGATAAGCGAAGATGGGGATTGTCTGAGTTTTCCGGCCTGGCGTTGGGCCCGCCAATCTCGACAGAGGTTGCAACTGCTTTCGGTACCTCGAGTTTGGCAGATGCAGGACACGTTGCTGCAGGATCCAATGTAGGAGACATCGGGTTCGCAGCGGTGTCGTACCCTGCAAACTCTGTTGCTGCGGATCACACCCCAACGAACTCAGCCACCAAGATCCACACGGTGTCATCTGCCTCCGGGTCCATGTGGGACAACTACCGCATCTTGCCTACGGTCGCTGCACCGAATGGCGGTGAGTCAACGTCTCTAGGTCCAGGCAACTGGGCAGCGGTGTTCCTCATCTACTCCCAGGCAGTCGTCGTGACGCCAGGATTCTCAGGGGTCCATTCACCTTCGATCCCGCACGTGGTCACAGAGATAGCGTTCGCCTCGCAACCAGCAGACCTGGCACCTATCTGGACAACCGTGTCTCCGTACGTCAAGGAGATTCACTCGAAGTACGGTCGCTCGAACCCTCTTGAGGACATTGACGCAGGATCATGCTCCTACATCCTTGACAACCGCGACCGCAGGTTTGAACCACTGTACGCGTCTAGTCCTTATTCACCGAACATCAAACCACTCAAGCGTATCAGGTCCTACACGCTTGAGAACCCACTGACGCATCCTGACTTCGAGGACCCGGCATCCATCGCATCCTGGTCCCGATACCAAGGTGACGGTGCGCTGTCGCGTCCCCTCTATGGGACCGCACCTGCGGCGAAGTTCGGTGATTGGAAGTGTCAGGTAGACATTGGCACAGGTCCATCGGGCACGTGGTCGGGTATCCAGCAGACGTTGGCGGTGTTCCAGGCGATGCCGGCGACAGGTGAGTACGTTGGCATCTCTGTTTACTGCTGGGCCTCAAAGGCAGGATTCGTGCAGTTGACCCTGATGAACCAGGCAGGTGCCACGATTGCCCAGACGACCTTCACCCTGGTAGCAAATCAGTGGAACCGGATCACCACGTTCGCCGCCGTGCCTGCGGGCGTCACGTCGTTCACCTTCATCGCGCAACCAGTCGCCGGAGGTGCCGCCTGGGCAGCGCATGACCTCGTCTATTTCGACGGTGCTCAGATTCACAACTTCCATACCTCGAACTCGAACTTCGTTCCTCAGACACCAGCAGCATTCGATCAGGTCGCTCCGTTCACAAAGACGGTATACATCTTCGACGGGTTCATTGAGGGGTGGCCACAAGAATGGGCAGGTGGCATGCAGGCAGACGTGACGGTTACTGCGGTCGACGGATTCAAACCTCTGGCGCCGATGCAGGTTGTGCGAGGTGATTACAACCTGGTTGTGATGGACGACCTGCCGACGTGGTACTTCCGTATTGGAGAGCAACTCACGACGCAGGCAGCACAGAACGAGGTCGCATCAGGGATCCAGGATGGAGCGTATACCGTGAGCAGTGGGTCCCCTGTCCTGGGATTCCCTGACTCTGCCATCGTTGGCGACTACGACACTGCTGCTAAGTTCACGACGACGTTCGGCAGCGCAGGTGGTGACCTTCGCAAGACAGTAGTGAAGATTCCCACTCGCCAGTTTGGCGTTGAGATGCTCTGTAAGTTCGACGCTGCCGTGCCTGGGAACTCACCTGACAACAATGGTGACGACTACTCAGCATGGTCGCACGGAGATAACACAGGTGGTTATGGGTCTATCATCACTGTAGGATTCTCCTACCTGACAGTAGGCGGTGGTGTCCCGTATACGGGGATGCATCTCTACCTCGAGATGGCGTATGGAAACAACTGGAACGTCGTCAGGAACTACTTCCCCAATCCCGCAGGTACGGCAGCATATTGGACCTCGTGGCACCTCATCTCGTTGTACTGGGACGGCACAGGGCAAGATGGCAATGCAGGGTGGCCTCAGTTGTGGTTGGACGGTATCCGAGTAGACGTGTCGTCTGGTGCCAACCTCACGTACTCGCAGAACTGCAATGTCCGAGATGGCAATACTGCTGGGATCTCACGTGCGTACACTGGCAAGTTGACTCAGGGCGGCATCGCTCGCACCATGTATATTGGGAATGAGTTCTCAGGACTATTTGGTGTCCGCAACTGCATAATAGATGAGTTCGTCTACTGGGTTGACTCAATACCACCTGCAGGATTTGCTGCGCGCCACTTTGCCGCGCTGTCCTACGGCGCAGCATCAGAGGATTCTGGTGCCCGTATCGGTCATCTGCTCGATCAGGCATCGCTGCCGGTGTCAGGCCTCAACCCATGGCCAGCAGCACGTCGTCAGATAGATACTGGCGTGTCGCAGGTGATTGGTATGCGGTGGTCAGAGGATAAGTTGGTTGATCTGATAAAGCAGTGTACGAAGTCGGAGGCAGGCACGTTCTACTTCCATCCAAGTGGTAAGGCGACGTTCTTCAACCGGTGGCACACGATCCAGTACCCCTACTCAACGCCAAAGGCGACGCTGTCCGATCAACCGATTCCTGCAAACCAGTTGCCTCCATTCGAGGACGTGGGTACAGGTGGCGTTGACTTCGATGACTCAGATATTTACAACGACGTTACCATCTCCAGGTTCTCTGCCGGATACGGTGATGCGTCAGGAGCACAGTCAGTAGCAGACACCACCTCGCAAGCAGATTACCTGGTGCGGTCGCTTACCTTGGATGACACCATCGTGACGACGGATCAGGAGGCACTCAACGCAGCGAACTGGTTCCTTTGGATGTTCAAGAATCCAGGACTCAAGGCGAAGTCAGTTGAGATCGAACCACTTGATGACCCGACGAATCTCTGGCGGATACTGTCTCTGACATTCATCTCCGACCGCATCTCAGTTGTCCGCCATCCACCTCCTGGCACAGGAACACCACTCACGTTCGAGGTGCTGATCCAGGGTGTCCAGTACGACATTGCTGCAGGCACGTGGGACGTGACCTATACTGTTTACCCAGGCCCGTCACGTGACTTTTGGCAGTTGCCTGATTCTGCCACCAACGACGAGTACGCACAGTACAGCGTTCTAGGCACCACGACAAGGTTGGCATACTGATGGAAGCAGTCGTAGAACTCAATCATGGCAGGTGGATCGTCAACTGCCCTAACTGCCCAAACGCGTTCCTCGAGTCCCAGGTTCCAGAGATGTGTCCCAACTGCCAGGTGCTGATAACGAAGGTGATCGCACCAGAGGACAAGGAACGCTTTGAGATCTACCAGGTCACGTCGATACGCCCAGAGGAGAATCGTAACTGGGTGCCAGGTGAATCCATAGACGACCTAGTGGCGGAGAACATCGCGTATGGCGTGGACAACCCCTAGGACCTGGGTCAAGGGTGATTTCCCGACTGTTTCGCGCCTCAATGCAGACCTGCGCGACAACATGAACTTTATCGGTACCTGTTTCGGTTCACGAGTGCGGGCATCTGCTGTCAACAATATTCCTGCATCTAACCAGTCAATCGACAACGGGTTTGACACGGAGGATTGGGACTCAGATAACCTCCACAACCAGACGGCGAATCTGGGACGCCTTACGATCAATACGGCAGGTATGTACTTTATAGGGGCAACCATCCCTTGGTCGTCAGTAGGTGGCCTTGTATCAAACCAGAAACGAGTACATATCTACCACAACCGTGCTGGTGTCGATACAGAGATTGACCGGGTGCAGGAGCGAGGGATCAACGGTGAGACAAACGTATGCACTGCTGAGACAATGTATGCTTGTCTTCCTGGTGATTATCTTCGAGTTGAGTTATGGCAGGATACTGCAGGTGCCGTAGGTATCAACGTCGCATCTGGTGGTCATCTTTTCTACGCATATAGGATCTCTAACTGATGGCGTGGACAAATCCCAGGACCTGGGTTACTGCAGAGATGGTGACAGCAGCGATGCTCAATACCTACGTGCGTGACAACCTGCAGTCGGTACGTGACCAGGTTGCTTGCCGCATTCATAGGTCTGCTGCTGCAGGTGTCCAGTCGATTCCTAACAATGCTGAGTTGCGAATAGACATGGACACCATTGACTTCGACACAACAGGCACCATTGCTGACCTGGCAAATGATCGCCTGATGATTCCGGTTTCTGGCAAGTACGTGATTGGAGGCAATGGCAGGTTTGCGGTAGCAACAGGTGGGCATCGAGAGATCAGGATTTACTACCACGACACGGTAGCGAACCTTGACACCCGTGTCACCTTCGATGGGTCAGAAGGTGCTGCAGGTGTCGCTCCTTGTCTATCCATGGACACGACGTTTGACTGCAAGGCAGGGGATTACGTCTACTTTACCATGTACCAGAATCAAGGTGCTGCGCTCAACATGACTGTGCTAGAACCCTCTGATCCCTGTATCTATCTGTTTCGAGAGGGTATCTAGTGTCCTGGACAGCACCTCGCACATGGGTTGCCTCAGAAACAGTTACCACTGTGATGATGAATACCCACATCAGAGACAACCTACTTGCCTTGTTGACTATCCCCTTGTGCAAGTTGACGAAGGCGGCAAACCAGTCGATCCCCAATACATCTGCTGACACCCTGATTACCCTTGACCAGACCTTGTACGACACTGATTCCATGTCTAACCTGGCAAACAACCGGATAGACATCAAGACGGCAGGCAAGTACCTGTTTGGGACTGGTGCCTTATGGGCAACAGATTCAACTGGGTTCCGCCTGTCACGAGTCAAACATACACGAGGCGGTACCCAAACCATCATCTCTGAAGTACGTGGTATCACGTCAGGCAACCAGTTGTCACGCGTGACGACCACTATCTGGGATTGCCAGGTTGGTGACTTCGTCCAGTTGTATCTCGCCAATAACGCGTCTGCTGCTATCAATGTTCTCGCTACTCCTATCTGGTCCCCTACGTTGTATTGCTTCCGAGTCGCGACCTGAAAGGAGGTGACCATGACTACTCCAACACGCAGTGGTGAGTTCAAGACGCCTGACTTCACCCCAGAGGCAATCGTGTCGTTGGTCCTGGGAGTCATTTCAAATCTGGTTGTTCTGTTTGAGTTGCATCTCACAGATCCACAGCGAGGTGCGATCTCAGGCCTCATCACGACTGTTGTTCTGGCAGCGTTCCTCATCCACTCTGCCGTGATCCGCTCCGGTCGAGCACGTGGGTCCGCTCTCAGAGATAAGTAGTTGCACCCCTTGTAAAGGTGTGACTACGATTCGTCATCCCGACAACGGGCAGTAGGTCAAGTGACAACCTGCTGCCCGTTCTACGTGTCCCCTAGATGGAGGTGGCCTCATCAGGTATGTCATAGCGACACTCGTTGTCCTGCTTGTGTGTCCTGCGGTAGCACAAGCAAGGACCGCAGGTCCGCATCACCACCGCATCGTATGGCAAGCACAGAAGGCCCGTGCGAAGACCTACAAGTATCAGAAGGCAGTAGGTCATCATAAATCGCCATACCCATCCCTAAGTTTGTGGCGCTCAACCTACGCGGGACGCCTTCACTTCCGTGACCTCTGGCGGGCACGGGCAAGGCATGCCGTACACGTATGGCGCTATAAGACGCGTCACCTGCGCTGCATCCATACACACGAAGGTGCTTGGAATGCAAATACAGGTAACGGGTACTACGGTGGTTTGCAGATGGATATCTCGTTCCAGGACCACTGGGGATCGTACCTACTACACCATTCAGGAACTGCTAACCGATGGTCGCCGTTTGACCAGATACGAGTCGCATACAAGGCAGTAAGGTCGATTGGGTACGGTCCTTGGCCAAATACCAGGATCATGTGCGGTATTTGACCTAACTGCTACCGCGTGTAACGCGCGCTAACGGGATCCTACGCGCCGGTGAATGTTATCCCCTTCACTGCGCGTAGGATCCCGCACACGTCGAAAGCGCGCCGGCGACGCTCGAAGGTCGACTCACACGCCCGACGCAGCATGCAACGTCTCCGCGAAATCTGTGTCCTCTTTCCCTCCCCAGGTGCGCTTGATCTCGATTTCCGCCTTGAACGGAAGCATCGACCACTCGACACCCGGTAGTGGGGGCAGGTTCTGCTCCATCTCATAGAACACGATCTCAGAGACCTTCCCCACAGTCGCCTGATCTTCGCGCACGAGAAGCACAATCGAGTCGTGCACCGTGAAGAGAATCCTCGCGTCGATACCCTCGTCACGTAGGCGGCAGTGGATTCGACGCAAGGCATCCGTACACATGAGAGACGCGAATCCCTGAATGGGAGTATTCACTGCCTGCCGCTCGACGCGATGCCATTCACCTGTCGGGATGAACTGGAAGCGTCTGTAGTTGCCGAACGGGGTTGAGACGTTGTACTCGACGCGAACCGAGTCCTTCATCTCCTGCATCCATTCAACCAGGCGTGGGAACCCGCGAAGGAACTTGTTGTAGTACGCCTCTACTTCCTTTGGCGACCAGCGTGCGCCTCGCATATTCTCCAGCATGTCCATTTCGGGACCGGTCGCGATAGAACGAGGACCGCGCCCGTACACCAATCCGAAGTTGAGACACTTAGCGAGATACCGCTCATACTTAGTGACTTGGTCCTTTGGTTTCTGCCAAAGGTTGTAAGCGACCTCCTGATGGATATCTCTACCGTCCCGATAGACATCGAGAAGTGCTTCGTCTTCGGAAAAGAGTCCCGCCACCCGTAACTCCAACTGAGAATAATCCGCTTCCACGAGAACATACCCGTCCGGCGCAGCGAAACCGGACCTAACGTCTTCGCCAACGTGAGATGCATCTGGGATGTTCTGAAGGTTCGGGTTCGCGCAAGATAGTCGCCCAGTTGACGTTCCTGCAGTGAAGAAGTTAGCATGGATGATCGACCACCCTTCATCGTCTACCACACCGCACCTGTCGATCATGCCCTTGACGTAGGTGCCAAGGACCTTCGACTTCTGGCGGTACGACAAGATACCTTGAAGGCACATGGCAACCAGATCGCGTCCTTCCTTCTTCGCAATCGACGCAAGTACCTTGAGCACGTCCTTTTCTGTCGTCTGCTTCCCCTTGTTCTTGTATGCATATCGACCGACAGCGCCACCTTGCGGAACGACGCACCCAGCATGCTCGTAGATCACCTTCTTGACCTGCTTCGGAGAGTTCGGATTGAACTCTGTGATCTCGCCTTCGGTGATGATTCGGACCTGCTCCTGGAGTGTTTTTAGTTCCTCGACTAACACCGTCTCAATGCGTTCGAGCATGTCTTTGAAATACTGGGCCCGTACAGGCACGCCGTGACGCTCAATCTCAGCAAGTGCGAGCGTTGCTGGCATCAGCGTGTCGTGGACAAACCTGTGGATGTTCGCTGCTTCCGTATCCGCACGTTCGAGGCGTTCCTCCTCGAGGGCGTCACGTAGGCGTGCCGTGTACCATGTGTCAAGGAACTGGTAGTGCATCAGGTCCTTCATCATGCGGACCTTGACGAGGTTGTCTTCCTCGGAAGTATATTCCTCGATCCACTTCCCCATCGGGATCTCGTAGTCGGGTGCGTCGAAGTAGACCCGAGACAGCATCTTCAATCCATGCACTCGGTAGCGGTTCGAGGGGCGCTCGTCCAAGGCGTAGTGCATAAGCATGGTGTCTTCGCAGTTGTGGTACAGCAGTAGTTCCCGTCCCAGGAAGTTCGAGAGGTGCTGCACGTCGAACTTGGCATTGTGAAAGACGATTGGTTTCTGCCGCTGCTCCATCCAGTCGAAGACCTCCATGTGTTCACGGAGGAAATCGGCGGTGAGAATCGTCCCGCATCCAGACCCGTCTTCTGCAAGAGCACAGAACGCGACTGTCAGAATCTCAGCACCATGCGGCGAGAACATGAACCCCAAGGTCTCAATGTCGCAGGAGACGACACGGGCATCATTCAGCAAGTAGTCGAGGTACCCGAGGTCGTTGACGTTCCAGTCGTGCTCGTACTCCTCGGGTCCCGCTTGTACTGCTACTTCTTTCGACAACTTGTAGATGTCTGCGGCAAAGTCTCGGAACAGGTCCCAGTCGCGGAACACGGCGAACGGCGAGTAGGTTGCGATGGTGAGTTGACCTGTCGGCGCTGTGTAGGCGCGTCCTCGATACTTCTGAATGGACAACCCTTTCTGAGTACCAAGCACACTTGACAGTGATACCCCACCGAGGCACAAGATCTTGTCGTATGCCCCGAGTTCACCTGCTTGCACAACTTCCTGGTGGAACGCTGCCCATGATTCCGCCTTCGTGAACTTCTGTCCCTGCTTCCCGATAGCGATAATGTCGTAGTCCTTGATCCCGCAGGCACGCAGGAGACGCGTCAGTAGGTCGTAGGCAGATCCGGAACCGGAGCGGGGGATGGGGTGCTCATGGATGACAGCGACCTTCATGGGATACTCACCGCCGGAGGTGCTGACCTGATGCCTCGCGCCGCCAACTTGAACTGCGTGACGTTCGCTTCTGCGATCTCGAGTTCCTGTGGGTGCTCAGCAAACGAGTAAAAGAAGTAATCATCCGGACGATGCAGCGCGTGTGGTTCCTTCTCATGGTTGAGGCGATACCCTGCCATCGCGTAGATGAAAGGTTTGGCGGTATCGACTGACCTGATGAAGGAGAACTCCCGTGCCATATCGCACAGGTTCCACTTGCATGTCCACCCTAGGAGATGGGTCTGGATTCCGATCAACGCGTACGGTTCCAGGTATCCGCGAAGCAGATGGCGCAACCCGCCTGGGAACCGCGTGTCGTAATCCTTAGACAACCCAATCGTGAGCAGGTCCTTGAACCCGTACGCGTCTGCCGTCTCGACCAACTGCTTGAGACACCAGGACCAGTCGAGTTCATCCTGACCTTGCGGTACGACCATCAGTCGCGGTGTAGGTGAGCATGCCTGGAACAGGGCAGATCCGGAAAGGAACTTGAAGGCGTCACGTGCTTGCTGGACGGTGAACATGGCGTGGAACAGGGTGTCGGGGATGACGATCTCCCGGGCCTTGATCGCAATGGCGTTCGTGAGGACCTCTTGAATCGCCTGACCTGAGTGGAACTCGTGTGCAGAGTTGTCGAGCGTGATCCAGTCCCCTGCCTGGTTACCACATACAGTCATGAAGTGTCTGTAGGCGTCGTTCACGAGAAGGTGGTTGAGCGCGAGGTGCATGTCTGCTGCTGGGCGCCACCGTGCGAGATCGTCAATCGGCGGAATCAATGCTATCTTCAAGACGTCCTCCCTTCTCCTGATGCGGTCGACAGGTTGTCTATTGCACGGTTGAGGTACCATTGTGCCTTCTGTAGGTCCTCGAGTTCGTTGCCCTTGTGAGGGGCCCGTGCTATGTACTTTACAGCGTTTCCCCTGTGGTAATCAAGGTTCCAGTCCTCGATCACCTCGATCACTTCGATCTGCCCAAACGTGTAGTGGGAGGGGTGATTGACCGGGTCGTCGGTCATCCCTTATGGAACTCGAGGAAGATTGGAGCACCTTGGTCAAGCGCGCCTGCGTGGATGTCACACACGTCCACCATAACGCGGACACGCCCTGTTTGGCCCGCCGTGACTCGTCGCGCCTGCGTTGCTTCTTCCGTGCACTCAAGGTAGGAACAACTACCCTTCGTCCTCTGGCCCCGTGGGTGCGGTTGATTGCGCTGCTGTGTCTGCTCGGTTGTCTCTTCTGGCACCTGCCATCTCCTCGAATAGTTGCTCGATAGTTCGCCTGGTGTGGTACGCTACCAGGTTCGACGTGGTATCTACCAGTTCGATCGTGTCTGAGATTGTGGTCCCATGGATTACCTGGATCACCACATCTACCTGACCATCGTCCTGGTCCTCTTGAATGTCGTACTTGAGCGTGAACTTCATCGCGTCGCCTCGTAGTCGGGGTCAGGATCTGGGTGCATGTCTGGCAGTCGTGTCTTGCGCATGAGCATGGGATCGTACAGCAACGCCTTGTCTGGTAGTTCGTCAAAACACCAGGCGTTGTCACCCTTGCGCTGCAGTGCCTTGTGACGACCACCTTCCTTTGACCTGCACCAGATGATGAGTGCCTCCCACATGACTGGGTCGTCCTCCAACTCTGCCGTGCGCAGCAGGTTGCGGAAGGTGAACTCGATTGCACGCTTTTGGTCACTCTTCTTCATCAGATGAAACTCCCAGATGCGTAGGGTACGGGGTCGTGTGCTCCTGCAAGCATAAATGCCTGGCGACGACCAACGCAGGTCGGGCACTTGCCACACGCGATGTTCTCCTTGCGGTCCTCGTCGTACACAGGATCGTAACAGGACCATGTGTACTCGTAGGGTACAGCGAGGGTCATCCCCAGTTCGACAATCTGCCCTTTCGTGAGGTACTGGAACGGTGCCTCAAGTCGCACCTTGTGGTAGGTCCCAATATACACTGCCGCTGCCATCGCGCCAATGAACTCTGGCGTGCAGTCAGGGTAGGCGAAGTTGTGTGCGTCCTCAGCATGTGCTGCTATCACCACGCGATCCGCCTCGCACACGAGCGCGTACGCTACCGCCTGGGAGATGAGATTCGCGTTGCGAAAGGGGACGTAAGTCGGTGAAGGCCCCTCAGCAGCATGCAACTCTTCATAGGTCTTGTGTGGCATCGCATCGTCACCTGCAAGGGCACCCATATGAAAGAGTGACTCTGTGAGATGGATGACCGTGTGGTCATGTGCTCCGTAGTGTGCTGCTATCTTTTCAGCAGCAGCAAGTTCCGTATCCTCGTGCTTGGAACCATAGGCGAACGAGATCGCGTAGATCTCGTCGCCGCCCTGTGCGCATAGCGCGAGTGCAGTTGAGGAGTCAAGTCCTCCTGATAGCAGGATGGCGGTCCTCATTCCTCACCCACAACGATGGGTCCCTCGCCACCATCCAGTGCCTCCTGCAACGACGCCATGAACTCCTCAACGTCCACAACTGCTGAGATGTCCCGCTCGTTGTCGGACACGACTGTCACACGCAGTCGCTCCTGCGGCGTCTTCTCTAACCGCAGCGCATTGGGCCTTGCCATTTGGTCACCTCTTTCCGATCAGGGTCAGAAACTCGTGACGTGCCTCGGGGTCATCGAGGAAGTCGCCAGCAACGGCGGACGTCACGGTGAGTGATCCTGGTGCCTGGACACCACGGATCGTCATGCAGGTGTGCTCCGCCTCAATGACCACCATCGCGCCGCGAGGTTCCAGGACCTCGACCATGGTGTCCAGTATCTGCCTCGTGAGACGCTCCTGCACTTGCAACCTGTGTGCGAATATGTCTACCAACCTCTTGAACTTCGACAGGCCTGCTATCCGGGCGCGAGGGATGTACCCAACGTGGCAGCGCCCAGTGAAGGGGAGCATGTGGTGCTCGCATAAGGACACCAGAGGAATGTCCCGCACGACTACCATCTCGTCGTACCCTTCGGCATCGAAGGTCGTGAACACCTGGTCGGGGGTTTGGGCATAACCAGATGTCAGTTCCTTGAATGCCTGCACTACGCGCTGCGGCGTCCGCAGCAATCCCTCGCGTCCCGGCTCCTCGCCAAGGTACTCGATCAAGAACAGGATCGAGTTCTCAGCATACTCGGTACCGATTGGATCCTGGATGTCAGGTTGCACGTGCATTGCCCCATATCAGGGTGTGCAGTTGAGGTGTCACGCGGGCGTCGAGCATGGCGTAGGAGTCATCCGCCATCAGTTTCTCCGCCAACCATTGCAACCTGCTGATTAGCATGCCTACGTGGTACCCCTGTTCCATCCTGTCTGTAAGGACGTCCACAACAGGATTGCCGACCTGGATCCATCGTTCGTAGTCAGGAAACAACTGGAAGATGTCCTTCGCGTACTCGTAATCCTGGTCATCGAAGATAACGATCTTGAGGACCAGGCGCCCTCGGTAGTTGAAATCCTGTCGTTCCATCTGACGAATGAACTTCTCAACTACATGGTCCTCTGTGATGTTGCCTGCGGAGGGCGGTTTCGGTGACACCGTGACGACCTCGCACTTGCGCAACCAATCCCTGAAGACGGTCCCCTGTGTTTCGACCGCTACCTTGTATCCTGCCACGTGCAGCATCACCACCAACTCGTGCAGATCAAATAGCGCAGGATTGCCACCGGACAGCGTAACCCATCGTGCCTCGGGAAGATCAAGCACCTTGTCCGCGATTTCGATCTCAGTCATCTTCGGTAGTTTCGCCACCTCGTGTGGATCCACCGCGTACATGGAATCGCACCAGGAGCATCTGTAATCGCATCCACCGAACCTGATGAAGTGGGTCTTCGTGCCGATCATGGTGCCTTCACCCTGAATGGTGGGCCCGAAGATTTCACTGATGCGGAACTGATGCTGCGTACCCGAAGGCGACGATGTTGTCTGTCTCTGCAAGGGTGACGTTCACCTCCCGAATCGTGTCGTCAACGGATAGCATGTCTGCGATCTCCTGTGCAATCTGCTGTGCCACTGTCTCTGTCGTCGGCAGTTCATCTGTGATGACCACCCTGGTCATGTTCCCTAGTTCGTGCAGTTGTGGGTCTCGCACGTGCAGGAGCAGGGCGTGGTCGAAGTTGTCAATCACGTCCTTGACCCACTCGAAGGGCACGACCATGCGTGACTCCTCGCCAATCCGCCCGACGATACCTACCGACACCCTGTAGTTGTGTCCGTGGATGTTACTGCACTTGCTGCTGTCCGACCAGAGTCGGTGTGCTGCTGAGAACGTGCGATGGAAGGTGACCTTACCGTCCATCAGGTGCACCACCCATTGGCATCTGTGGCATCCCCAACTGCGGCATCAGCGCAGATGCAGAGACAGCGATACCACCTCGCGACTTCTGGTGTAGCGTCACGCGGACAAAGAGTGGGTCTATTGCCTCGAAGACGTCCTTTGCGATCTGAGCAGCAAGTGCTTCCGCGAACGCACCCTTCTCACGGAACGTCTGCAGGTACAACTTCAAGGACTTTGATTCAAGTCCTTTATACCCCTCGAACACCATCTCCATCTCGTAGTAGTCAGGTTGTCCGGTGATGGGGCACAGCGCGGTGAACTCTGTCGCCTCCATCGTGACGCTGTCCACCACGGGATCGAGGTCGAACGCCTCCAGACCTTGGTAAACGTTCTGACCTCGATCCTGCAATGACGCAAACCTGCCACCTTTGTTTGCGTGGGAGGACTCCTCGCTCACGACACGATCTTCTTCCGTGTGCGTGGCGCCGCGTCCGCCTTGGGTGCGCCCTTCTTCATGGGTGCATCCGACTTCTGCGCACCGCCGACCGGCAGAAGCATGTCCACCTTGTTTGTGATGCGACCCTGGTACTCGTCCTCACGGACAGGTGCCAGTGCAGGCAGGCCTACCAGTTGTGGTTCGATGACGAAGTTTGTGTCCTCGTCCACCACCATGTTGAAGTCGTCCAGAGGCACCTCGAGGTTGTCGAGTGTCTCCTTCAACCGCCACAACGCCTTGGGAGACATGCTGGTCATCATCCACACGAAGCGACCTTCGTACTCCCCTTCCGTGACCTTCAGTTTCCAGTTGAGGTACGGGTACTCGCTCGATTGCGACTCCCGCAACTCCACCTCCTCGACCACCACAGGATACTCCGCCTGCGGGATCGCCGCGAATGATTCTACTTCCTCGAAGTCAATCTTGAACTCTGGCATGTTACTCCTCGTAGTATAGGGTGTCCAGAAGTGTGGTGACGGTGGGGTCGTAAATCTCGTCTGGGGCGGTCTTTCCCCAGGGTGTTCGCACCTTCACACGCACCTTGGGCCAGTTCTGAAGAAGGAGCGTACGCTTCATTGCGCCTTCCTCATCCTCCGTCCACGCGAGATACCCGACAACCTCCATCATACCAGGTACCTCCTCAGCAACGCGACCCGCCATCATTGGTTTCTTCACGAGGCCTTCACGTGGATCCGTCTCATCCTTCGCGTGTGCAGTCATGAAGACGTGCATCGGCAGGTCACGGAACGAGCGTACGAGACGGTTGATCTGCACGGACGCTGTGCCGTAGTCGCCCTGCTCAACCAGGTCTGGGTTCTTCCTTCGATCCTCCTCCTTCTCGATGATGTTGAAGAGCGCGAACTTGTGGGTCTCGGACATTGAGTCGATTGCAACCGCCTTGAACCCCTCCTCGTTCTTGTCGAGGCGATCAAAGGCCTTGTTGTAGTCCTGCCATGATCTGATCTGCATATGGAACCAGGTCTCGTTCTCGCCCGGAAGACCTTCCAATGTTGACAGGACGCCACCCTCAAAGTCGAGGATGAGGATGGGAGTTGTGCGGGGGTCGAATGATGCGGTACCAAGGAAGTAGGTTTTGCCCTGCCCCGCGGGTCCGTAGATCATGCACTTGATCCGCCGCTCACCTTTCTCGATTGTACGGCGGGGGCGTGTCTTTGGACGGTTGATCGACTTAGGTTGTTGCGTAGCTGCCAATCCTCAACTCCTCTGGGATCTCGTGTCGTGGTTCCTGGACAACGTACATCTCCCGCATCGCCTCGACGTTGCCATTTTCCTCCATGGCGTGGCAGATGGGAAGGACTGAGCATCCAGGGCAGTTGCGTTGGTTGGGATTGGGGTACGCAAGGTTCGGGTGGCGGATCACGTCACGCATGTCCCTGTACTCACGGTAGACCCGCTTCTCGAACGTCTTGAGTTGCTCCAGGTTGCGAACGGAGGTGTCACGTTTGAAGAAGTCGTCGTATCCCCGGTTCAGCAGTTCCTCAAGGTGATCGCTGTACCACGCGGGGTCGTGGTCGTGCTCCTTGATCGCAGATATGAACTTCTCGTATGTCATCAGGCGCGACTTGTCAACGGACAGCATCCCTGACGACTTGAGTAGTTGTGGTTCCTTGGGCAGTCGCTTGAGGAGTACGTTGTAGAGGAACCCCTTGGGTACGATGCCAAGTGACTTCCACGTTATGTAGCAGTATCCAGTTCCTTGGTCATCAAGGTCAAGGGCAGCGTATGACGGTTTCTGAGCAGCGGTTTTATGGTCCCAGACCCAGAAATCATCTCCCTTTCTGACGACGAGATCAATCCTGCCCGATAGTAGAGGACGCCCGCGAATACGCCTTCCACGCAGATCACGGATCGGGACGAACCCCCGCTCCTCGATGTTGACTTCGATGACCTCATCAAACCACCCTTCGCGTCTATCGTACGCGTCGTAGTTGAGGAGCATCCCTTCGCCAAGAAGATAGTATTGCCACCACTCCTCCTCGATGCCTAACGTATACATGCCACCGTAGTCACGAGCGAGGGTGTTATCTATCTCCTGCCACTCCTCCTTGAACGCGTCGAGCATGTCTGTCACGTTGCGACCTGAGCGGTAGTACGCTTCGAGACCCGTGTGGGTGATCGTACCGAAGTGGAGGGCCCATGCAACCTGGGAGCGGGGACCTAGACGTTCGACTGTATCAAGATACCATCGGCGCCTGCAATCACGGAACGCACCGCGTTCAGTCACGGAGGTGTGGAACTGCAAAGGTCATCCTTCGGTCGGGTCGAACGGGTCGAGCACATGATCGCACGACCTGACTGGTCCTGTCAAGCAGCACGCAATGCTGTGTCGTACTTCTTCAACTGGGCCTCGTTCAAGTTCAAAGAGAACCCAGGAGACAGTTCCACGGCGTGCGCCCCGATCTGCACTGCCCAGTCAAGCGTCTGGGTCCAGGACCCGATGCGCTCCTTGGTGGCACACTGGAAGGAAATCGGGCGCCCTGCCTTGTGCCCGTCGCGCATGTGCCCGTACATCTTCTCGTAGGACCTGAGAGACGGTGTGCGGATAGAGTTGTTCTGCCAGATCGCTCGACGGGGGAACGTCGCTGCGAACTTGTCCATCATCTCGATGGTGAAGTCATCGTCCGTGTGTCCCTGCCCCTTTGCGTCAACGTACTGCCAAGGGTTGAAGGCCTGTGCGATCCGGGTCTTCTTGAACACGCGGCACATCTGGTATCCTACGTTATAGGAGTCCTGATCCAACTGCGCCGTATACCCTGCCTTCAGCAGGTTCTGACGTGACACCGGTGACGAGATGCCGCGAATGAAGGGTTCGGCGTAGATCGTACCACCGTTCGCCAGGAAGATGCAGTGGATCTTTCCGTCGTACTTCGCAGCGAACTTGGCGAGGAAGTCCCGCTGCAATGCCTGGACATCAGGTTCCCACCATCGCGGGCAATCTGCCTCTGACTTGTCGTAGGGGTCGACCATGTGGACCTTGCCTGCTGCAAGGGCGAACGGGGGTGAGTATCTCCCAAAGAAGATGCGGCAGCGACCTGTGTATCCCCTCTCGAGGAACTTGTCGACCGCGTTGTTGAGCGTGATGGGTCCGCCCTTCTGCGTCTGCAACTCCGACCACCGCGCATTGCAGGTCTTCATCGACACAGACGGGGAGTGGGATCCTGTCCCCTCCTCGAACAATCCCTTTTGTAGTGGCGACAACTGAGGGGTGGATACCATGATGCCTCCTAGGACGTGACGACCGGTGCGTCAAAGCGTAACAGATACCAACGTGCCATACGGATCGCGTCCTTCTCGTGCGGCGAGACACCACGCGGTACCGGAGACATCTTTGCCTCTGTATTCTTCCACTGAGACGCGTCAATCCAATACGCGTCAGGACAGGCCCGGTCGATGACCGTGTGGACGAGTACGAGTTCTTTCCCTAGGCGTGACCGCTTGTACGGCAGTGCACGCTCAACCACGACTTCATCTACCGTGCGTTCAAGTAGAGTCAGTTGGAAGTCGAGGGAATCGACTTGACAGGTCGAGTGATGAAGGACCCGCTGATCGTCCCCGGAGACGATTGCCAGGCCTGTTGTGACGCCGGCATCGACTCCGAGGACAATCAAGGGTTACGCTCCTGGGAGGGTCGGTGCGCCGAATGACTGACCAGGTCGCCCACCCGCGCCACTGACCAGGTGACCGTGTGTGGCGGCGCTCCTTCCTCTCCCATGCGCTTTGGAAGATGCACACGACGAGTGTATCACCCCTGATGGACGTCCTCAAAATATCGGAAACTGTCCAGTGACTTCAGGTCGATATCTACGAGCGCGATCTCACTGCCCATCTGGGTCTTCACAATCCAGACGGTGCGCACCAGCATGTTGCTGTCGTGCAGGAAATGGGTCCGAAGGACATGCCATCCCTCTGGGTCAAGGTCCCTCTGTAGTCGCTCCTTGACGAGTCCTTCCTGGCATGCGTCAATCAACTCCTGAGTCGACGCGACCCTCGTCTTGCTGTTGTTGCCCGGCATCAAGTTCAATCACCTCGGTCGGTTGCTCATCTATGGTCACTTGCTGCTGCACCCCGCCCTTCATCAGGATGTTAGGAGTTACCATCACAGAGGTCGTATGCCCCCACCTGCTGATCTCGACATTGATTGAGCACCCATGCAGGCGTGCCATCTTCGCTGCCTCCGCTGCTTCACGAATGATGCCCTCTTCATGTGCAGACATCAGGAGGCCTTGCGAAGGATCGTCACGTCGTTTGAGAAGGCCCACGTCTCACGAGACTCGTCAATCAGTCGTACGAGGACCTGGTACATGCCGCACGTGACGACGATCCCCTCTTTGTCTGGCGAGTTCGGGTGGTTGCTTGGCAATCGCACCTTGTCACCGCGCCCGATGGTGAGACGCTGTTCAACCATATCTGTCCTCCCGAACTGATCTGAGTAGTATTGATGTGTCACCTCGTCTGGATGGCCTATTGGCAAAGACACTTCTCTCCTTCGCATAGTGGCGTGCAACACATGATCGCACACCCTGATTACTCCTTGCACAATCAACACATGCCGCCTTTCACGCAACCCGACAGAAATACTATCCGGTAGACCTTGCCTGGTAATCGTTGGGTCTCAGAGGACCAGTTCCCATTCTCTCCCACTGAAATCAACGTGACGCCCTCGTAGGCCTTTGCCGGATTCTGGCACTCAAGTTGCTGAGATGTTTCCGCCGGTTTGCCATCTATGACGTAATGGCAGACCTGGGGTTCGTGGATCATGTGAGACAGGTTCTGCGCGACGGCACTGGAGCACGCGGCGTCAAGGTCTTGACACACTGCCTTTGGTGGTCCCGCGCTGCACCCAGATATCAAGAGAATCACGATAACCCCTACCGCGTATAACGCACGCTCGCGGGATCCTGCGGTGCGGTGAATGCAATCCCCCACGCCGTATGCAGGATCCCGCGACGTGCGCAAGCTGGCGCGAATGCGTCGCAGATTCGTCACACGGGCAACCCCGCGAACTCCGAACCCAGCGATAGCAGCAGGCGGGTGAGGTCTGAACCCGTCACGTTTGCCATCGAAGGCAACTTGCCTGCGAGGTTCGCTTCGATGAACTCGTCTACGGTACCTTTGCAGCGCAGCGAGATCGCCAGGGGCCTGTGCTTCAACCCGATCCGCTCGAGGCGGAACAACGACTGGAAATAAGCATCCGAATCCCAGGTCTTGTCGAGATAGATTGCCGTCTTCGTGTCTGTGAGCGTGTGCCCGTACTTACCAACACCCAGAGACATGATGAGAACGTCGAGGTTACCAGTGCGGAAGGACTCGATGTTGTCCACGTTCGTCTTGAGGCCTCCCATTACGTGCGCGACCTTACGATCATACATGGCAGACGCCTTCACCTGTGTCATCTTTTCCAGTCGCTCCCTGAGTGCAGCGGCACCTGGGCGCCACTGTGACCAGATAAGGACCGGGAAGTCAACCTCGCCCGTGTCAAGTAGATCGCAGATGGCATTTGCCTTCGCTGATTCATCTGGCCATGGGTGCCCTGTCGTCTCAAGGTTGCGAAGGTTGCTCGTCACCTGCTGCAACCGGATCAACTCAGAGATGACGTTCGACACGGTGACCTCGAACTCTCCTGTCTCGATCCGGTGCACCCAGTCGTTCACGAGGTCGTCGTGTGCCTTCGCCTGCTTCTTCGTCAACTTGACTTCGATCTCCTGGTGGATGATCTTCGGCAGGTCAGGCAACACCTCATCCTGGTTGCGCACGAACATGATCTCTGGGAACTCCTTGCGGATTGAGATACCGTGCCGCGATCCCAGGATCTGGGTACCCCACTCTGTCTGCTCCACGACGCAGTACCTATTCGTGAACCGCCAGAAGGAGGTGAAGTATTCTGGTTGGATGATATTGAACTGGGACCAGATGTCTGAGTAGTCACGCGTCACGGGTGACCCTGACAGCAACCAGACATGCTGTGCGTGGTCAGCGAGTATCTTCGCCGCCATCGACCTCTGTGCCTTCCGGTTCTTGAGCAACACCGACTCGTCGTAGATCACGAGGTCCCATGGCACCTTCTTGAACGAGGCCTGCATCTTGCGGACGGTGTCGTAGTTCGTCACCGTCCACCCCTCGTCCTCATAGGGCGTGTCCTGGTGCACGTCGTCAATCTGCAACTCTGAATCTGGCAACCACTTGTTGAACTCACGCATCCAGTTAGGAACCAGAGACAAAGGTGCGACGACGAGCACCCGCTTGAATCCTGCGATCTCCGACGCGATCAAGGACACTGGCGTCTTACCCAACCCAGGTGACAGCGCCAACATTGTCCCGTGATAGTCAGACGTGACGAGGCGGTGCACTGCCTCCTTCTGGTATGGGTACAGGTCTGAGTATGATGCCACCTGCTTCTCATACGCCTTGTGTGGTATCTCCTGCGGCGCATTCGGGTTGAGCAGCATCTCGATTTCAGGCGACCACTCCTTCGCCCCGTACTCGACCGCGTCACGTGCGGCGGAGACGAGGCGTGGCAACCTCCAGGCCTTGCGTTTGTCGTCCCACCGTCCACCCCATTCTTTCACCTCGAACGAGGGATAGAACGACGGGCGGAAATAGATGAACCCGCCCTCGATGTAGAGGTCAGGTCCGGTGGTTGGTATCTTCTGCGGCGCGTTCTTCGGCGTCGGCATTTCAGGCACTAGGTCCATCCTTTCGCTTGTGCTTCTTCACGAAGATCGTCACGCAGTGACTTTAGAAACAACCAGTCAACAGGTGCGTCTTCTCCAAAACACCAGACCCAGAAGTTGCGCATGTTTGTTTCTTCCTCTGGAGTCAGGTTCAAATCCGCCGGTGGTGTGTCAGGCATTCAACTGCCGTCCTTCTGTGTTCGTGAGATGGTCGCGCATCTCGAGGTTGACCTTCTCCGCTGAACGTGTGCCAGCAACAAGGCCTCTGGGATCGTACTTCTTCTTTGTCTCCTCGCCCTGCTGCATGTCTTTGTCGAACTCATCCAGTCCCGCATCCTCCTTGCGGACGAGTGCCTGACCTGAGTCACCAGCATCGTCAACCAGGTCCGCGAACTTCTCGATCAAGCGGTTGCCTACGCGGTTGACGATTGCGAGTAGAAACGAACGGCGCCAGACACCCATGTTCTTCACGATCTCTGGTGCGTACTCGCCTCGACGCAGGTACGGTCGGATCTCGCTCGCGTACGAAGCAGTAAGGCCCGTGCGATCCATGATGAAGATCAGGCCTTCATTGCCCTTGAGCATGTGGTCGTTGCCCTGCAGGTGCATCGCCGCCGCCTCGACCAAGGCGTCGTGTCCCGCGTCGATGAAGTTGTGGTCAGGGTTGAAGGGTGAGGTCGTGACTGCATCTGGGTGTTCCTCAAGCACCCGCTTCATGTAGGCAGTCGGGATCAAGTCCTTGACCACTTCGAGTAGCACCTTCCGTGCGTACTGGAGACGCTTGTCCCTGCGACCTGTCTCGATCATCTCCAGCATCACGATCTGATCTGCTAAGAAACTGAACAGGTCGAAGGTTGCGTCGATGTTGTGCTTCTTCCCGTAGATGAAACACGGGCGCTGCTTCTTTGAGTTGCGCGTCTTGTAGTGCGCTGCGCGACAGAAGTTGACGTTGGCACAGAAAAACAGGAGTTCCGACTCCCAATCGTCCATCCACCGCGCATTCGAGGGAAGTACCTCGTTTGCATCCGGATCCTCAGTTTGTATCTCCAGGAGGTCGATGTTGTGCTTGAACGCGATCTCCTGCGCCCGTGCCATCGCCGCATCACGTTCCTCCTCGGACGTGCCCTCGTGGTTTGCGAGGCGGAGGATCTTCTCCAGTTTGGCGTGCAGTGATTCAGGCATCCTGTTCCTTCGCCTCCAACTCTGCCTGCCACTTCGCAAGCATGTCCCTGTGCCACGTAGCGGCGCCTGTCGAGATGCAATCCTCGCAGTAGTAATCGCCCTTCTCGTTGCAAGGACGGAAGCACGCACGACAGGGCGGGTTGTTCTGAGTAGCGCGGGTGAGTGCCATCTTCGGGTTCATAGGATCTCCGGGTCGTAGATTGTCACCGTAAAGGCGGTGAGTGGACGATTGGGACCTGCAGGGTTGAATCCATGTATCCCCTGCGGCAACTCCGTCCTGTAGAAGTCCCACGCATCGACTGTTGTCTCGAACCGCTGCGCGTCTTCCCTCTTGCTTGTGAGTGTGAGTCCTGCCTCTGGCGTGAACTCCTGGATCCAGCAGGGAAGGGTCATGTGAAGCGGGGATCCGTTTGCGAGGCCTAGAACCTCGATCACGGCGCTCATTCGACCCGTCCCATGTCTGCCAGGAACAACCTCTCAGCAGCGCGGCGGTCAAGGTCCGAAAGATAAGGACCATTGCTGTTCCAGAGATCCCGCAACCGCTTCTGGTGTGCTAGGTCAAGCGACTGGTGCGGATGCTGAGCGTGCTCCTGGCAGCGGGGGCACTCGTCAACGAGCACAGGCCCGGTGACAGTGCCTTCCTCTGGGTTCCACACGCGTGGATGAAAGATGTGTGTGGTCACCAGGTCCTCCGTCCGCAACCTGCGTGTCCGCACCCACCACAGAACCCACCACGGCAGCAAGCACACCCACAAGGCGACACCTTGCGTGACGCTCGCGCTGCCATGTCTTTCTCCATCACCAGATCGAGCACCTCGCAATCCTGATCGTCAGGATTCTCGTACTGGTACTGTGCGATCTCCTCTGCCGTGAAAGAGACGGGTGCGGGATCCTCCCCGTTTTCCTGCCGCTGAAAATCTGCCCACGTGTAGTCAGACATTACAGCATCTCCGAAACGCGTACGTTGAAGTAACGAGGCCCATTCGCCTCCGTCACTTTCACCTCGAACATGAGGTTCGAGACCTTGGTGATGCGGAGAATCGCATCAGGTCCCAGGTTGAGGTGCTCGTTGAGGAGACGCTCGATCTCCGCAGCGAGTTGATACTTCAGATCCATGTGGATCTCCTTTGGTCGTGCCCTGCGCAGGTCACGCGCACGGCGGGTCATTCACATTGTCGGCGAAGAACCACTCGCCGTCAACCACCGATGCGGCAGGTAACTTCCGAGATGGGGCTCCAACCGATCCCAGAAGTACCTGCCGCACCTTCGCATCCGGAAGAGGACTCACTCCCGTCCGAATGCTACCTCGTGAGTGCCATTGACGCCTCGAAGGCCTTCTTCTTGTGCTTCATCCTCTCACCGAACATCGAGGATTCCGCCACCTGCTTGTCGTCGCGTCCTGTGCGGTAATCCTCTGTCTCGACAACCGCGTTGTAGGCACCCCATGCCGTGCCCTTTGCTGCCGGATGATCCATCCCGGTCCCCTTGCCCGAGAACAACTCCAGGGCACCTTCGCGTCGCCGCTTCATCAGGGACACGTTCTCGTCGTACCACTTGGTCCTCAGTTCCATGACCTCGGGTGGCGCGTTGCGAGCGGGTGGATTGGGATTGGGGTAGGCCTTGTCGAAGATGTCCTGGGCCTTGGGCACGGTCACCTTCGTGCCGGCGAGCAGCGTGAATGCCTCGTTCAGCATCTTCGCCGTCGTCTCCGCCTCCTCGTACGCGAGTTGCAACCAGTCGCCCATCCGCTGCTTAGCATACTTATCGTGGACGATGCGGAAGCGTTCTACCGCCTGGATCAACCCCGCCGCGAGCGTGTTCTTGCAGACGGTGCGGACAGGGGATACGAACACGTCCCCTGCCTTCGTGCCTGTCATCGGGTTTGCGATGGTGAGATAGTTCTCAATCTCATCGCCCTTCACGTCGAGCGTGGGAAGGTAGGTGGAGATGAAGAACGTCTCCCCCAGGCCCAACGCGCCCACCGTCTCGACTGGTTTGCCTACACGCTCGTCGTAGATGGTACAGATGTCCTCCGGCGTGACGAGGTGGTATTCCGGGCCCGTGACTCCGAAGACGCGAATCTCGGGATCGTCCGGTGTCTTGTCACGTAGGATTGCTTGCTGGTTGAGCGACACGCCGTCTGCCTCTACCTTGGCGAGTCGCACGGTATAGGTACCAAGGCGCGAGTACGCGTCTGTGGCGGTCAGTTCCTCGCCGTCAAGGACGATCCCCAAACCGTGCCACGCGGGGCGCCTTGCGTCGAGGAACCTTTCTCCAAAGAGTGATGCTGGCATTACACTGCCTCCTGATTCGCCACGGGGAAGGAAACCTCCACCCATGATTTCTGCCTGATGATTGGTTTGTAGTGCCTGGTGACCAGGATCCCTTTTTTCGTCATCACCGGGATCTCTTTCTGGTACGCGATTCCCCAGGCGCAGATGTTGGCAACGTCTGGGTAGTTCGTTTCTACGAGGATCTCACCATCCTCCGTGATTACTGAGTATTCCAACTAGTCCTCCTCGATTCCATAACTTCTTGAGACGCCATTATCCCAGCAGTCCTGACAGTAGTGGGTCCACCTGGGTTTCCTCCGACCGCAGATGACGCACTTCCGACTGAGCATGACTCTCAACCAACCTATCATGGGACCTGCGAGAGCACCTCCGCCATGCGTGACTGCATGTCTTCTCGCCACGACTCCTCTGGGTCTTCATCGTCGTGACTGCTCTTCCAGGTCTCGAAGTCCTCGAAGTCACTACCTTCGAGTTCGGCAATGAACTCCTCGAGCGCATCTGCCAGTTCCTGAGCAGTTCCCGCGTTCCCGAACTGTTCTGCCGCTTCCTCGTATTCTCCCTTCACCTGTTCGGCAACGTCCTTGACTGCCTCGATCTGGTTCGTGTACTCGTCAACTTCCGTGCCGTCGTAAGTGCCTGCCCACTCCTCTGCATCCTCTGTCGCCGCGTACACATCTGCCATCTTCGACGTTGTGGTTTCTGACTGCTTCGGATAGTGGCGGTAGCACCTCACGTGCTTAGGACCATAGCGCGGTTCCCAGAAGTAATACTTCTCTCCTGGGACGATCTGTTCTCCGCACCCGGGACGCCCACAAACAAGGACCTTACCTGCCCTGTTCTTGCGTGCCGTGTTCACGCGTGCCATCTGCATCCCTCCTTCTGCGAATCTCGCATTCCCACTGGTCCTTGAGGATGCCGTACTCCTCAAGGTACTCCTCGTGCCACGCGGGATGGTTGGAACCGTAGTTGAGTCGCACGAGACCCAACTCCGACGGTAGCACCTGATGACGATCCATGATCGGTTTCACTCGGTGCCACCCAATCTGTCCTGCGATGCACACGGGCGGATCCGACATCTCCAGTTTCTCGAGCGATACCTCCCAATACCACTCAGAGATTTCTTCATCGAAGATTGCCGCCCCGCGAGACGCGTTCTCACGCAGTCGCAGTTCGTCCACAGAGGATAGCATTCTATCCATTGACGACGCCCTGCACGACCTGATACGCACCGCGTTCGACGCGATCAATACGTCCTTGCTTGTGCAAGGTTGCGAGCGTCGCCCTGATCGAACGTGGGTCCATCTCGATGAACTGCGAGATGTCCTCCACCTTCATCGGTTCCTTCATCTCCTCCATCACCTCGAGAATCTGATCCCGCTTCGTGCGCTTGACGCTGATCTCAGCAACAACAGGCGGTCCCGGTTCAACGGGAGTTACGTCTGTCACGTTGCCCTTCTCGTCCACCTTGTACTCAAGTACGAGTGCGTCGTGTGCGACGAGCAGTGTCTCGAGTGCCTGGATCTGGCGATCGAGGTTCTCCCGCTGCCTCTTCAGCGAGGAGAGTGCGCCGGGAGTGGCGCGTATGACCTGGTCAAGGTCATGTCCCATGTGAGTCCTCCTAGGTCGTTGGGACGTACCGTGTCAACACATTATCGGTCCTCCTGATGCCGCCTTTCAACCGACAACCGCATGCCGTTTCCTGTAGTTTTTGGCGGTGAGTCGCCGCTTTGCCTGTTGGCATTCTGTACGGGAGCAGTAACGGGCAAGGGGATGTGCTGAGAAGATGGGTCCCTGACAGTTGACGCAGATCCCATGGACGAGCGGCGCTATTCCAGGGGTGATCTTCTGCATGTGCGGTCGGAACCTGGTGATCCTGCGTGGGTGACAGGACTCGCACCAACCTGTGCATTCGTCCAAAGCAGCAACGAACTCACCACAACGAGGGCATAGGTCAAGGTCGGTCATGTGGTCACTGCAAGCGGGCCTTTGCCTGCAAGGCATCCAAATATACATGACCGATCAGGGTGCCTTCAACCGGGTCATCGCTGTCGAGGTAGATGAATGTGAGGTGCTTCGCCATCTCCTGGTCAGTTTCCTCAGCACACAACGCTATCGTCAGCGGGATGTAGTCCTTGTACTGCCGTAAGCACAAGAGTGCGGCGTCTTCTATCGAATAAAGGAACTCCCGCTCCGCATCACAGCGACGACACATGAGGTTACGCTACCGTTCGCAGGGAAAAGCGCAGGAGGTTCGACCGGGCGTGACGTGCGCGACGCTCTGGATCCGACTCCTCCACGGTCGGCAGCAACTTAGAACCAACATAGTATGCTGGGTCCACAGATGCCTCCCGCAGAAGTGCGTCGGCGTGCCGATCACAGCACCAGGTCATTGTGTTGTGCTGAGAGTAGTATGTGTGGGTTGCAGGTTCGGGCGCATCTCCTGCTTCCTCGCACAGCGAACAGAGTTTGAATGGCAATGTCTCCTCCTGGTTGATTCGTGCGTCGCACACATTGTCGCACACCCTGATCGCTCCTTGCATGCCGTGTTTACGAGGGCAAACACAGCACGTCGAGGATGCGTTATGATCGTAGTTTGCGCCCAACGGGTACCATGTCTGAGGCCCATCGACCAAGGAGGCGCTGTCAAGTGTTGCCGTGAAGACGAAATCGGTATACGCGCTGACGGTGGATGACCTGCGGACACTGTTCGCAGATGCAGGACACGACATTGACGAGCGGGGTTCCTACTTCCTTACGCAATGCCCCGCACATGATGACCAGAATCCATCTCTAAAGGTTGCGCCGGGAGACAAGCATCCAGTCGTACTTACCTGCTACGCGGGTTGCACGAATGCGGACATCTGGCACTGGATCGAGGAGGAGTATGACGGGATCGCCCATGAAGAGTTAGCGATCAACGTCACGAGGCAGAAGGCCTCGAAACTGACACTGGAGCAATACGCGGCATATCTACACGTGCCCGTAAAGTTCCTAAAGGACTTGGGTCTCATGGAGATGGATGGAGGAGTCGCCTTCCCATTCAACGAACGGGCCCGGAAACTGAGAGTAATCAAGAACGGGAAACGCTCGTTCAAGTGGGTTGAAGGTGAAGCAAATCAGTTTCCACTGTTCCCGGTGCCCAGTGCGCCGATGCCTGCCGAGGTCTGGATATGCGAGGGCGAGACAGACGGTGTCGTTGCTCGCTACCTAGGCCTCCATGCCCATGCGCTGACATCTGGTGCATCTGCGGCACCGGGACACCTAACTGTGGCACACTTCGCGGCACTCAAGGAGTGGGGCGTAAAGACAGTTGTCCTAGTCCCACATACTGACGAACCAGGACGGAAGTGTGCAAACCTGCTGACGACATCTGCGCAGGCAGCGGGACTCGACGTGCGTTGGTGCGATTTGCAGGAGGAACGGGAGAACCCCTTCGACGTGACGATTCAACCCGAGGACCTTCACGAATGGGTACTCACGCAAGACACAGCAGCACCCGTCGCCCTGTTGCGAAAGCGGTGCGTCACGCAGGTCAAGTTCCAGCATGTGGAGGACGGAATGGAGTTCCGGAAGCATGCGACTGAGAAGATCGACTGGGTAATACCAGAACTGATTGCTCAAGGCGACGTTATCGGGATCGTCGCACCTCCCAAGAACCTGAAAACCTATTTCGCGTTGTCCCTCCTCCATTCACTGGCCGCCTGCGAACCGTTCATGCGGCGCGGGTCCCTCACGCCTACTCGTCCTCTGCGTGTGATGCTGGTGGAGGAGGAGGGGCACAAGATCCACTTTGCGCGGCGGATGGAGAAGATAGCACGCGCCTATGACCAGGATTGGAAAACTGACGTTACCGTGAGGTTTTCATCTGGGTTCCTCCTCGAGGAATCATCGGTGGATGCGTTGATCGCAGAGATCAACTTCCATCAGATGGACGTGCTGATGCTCGACCCATGGCAGAGGATCGTGCAGGGTGCCGATGAATCGTCCTCGTCAGAGACGGCAATCATGTGGGACCAGGTGTTCCGAATCCGAAAGGAGACGGGATGTACCATCCTTATTGTCCACCACATGCGCAAAGATGCCGAGTTGACGCCAGACGCTATCCGAGGTAGTAGTCGATTTCGCGGGGAAGTGGACGCCTCGATACTGCTGCGATATGATTCCGACGCCACCACCTTGTACGTTGTGGTTGAGGGACGCGACATACCACACTCAGCAAACGATGGCGCGCACCCAGTCAAAGTCATATGGGAGGAGGAGTATCAGGAGGTGTTCGCACTTGACGGCGCGGAGTTCGAGGAGACGATATCTATCACACTGAAGAAGGGACCTGCCGGCGAAGCAAACAAGCAGAAGGTATTGCAGGCACTGATTGACCACAGCGACCTGATGACCAAGAAGGAGTTGGAAGATGCCACTGGATTCACACGAGACACTGTTTCTCGGCACCTCAAGTCACTCGTTGAGTCAGGAGATGCTCAACTCAATCCCGATTCCCAAGGACCCGGCAAAACTGCCAAGTATCGCGCTATCTGAGTTATCACTACAAGAGGTAGCAACTCTTCTTGACTTGCCACCGCGGGACACATCGCGCCTTCGTAAGATGTGGACCTGTGCAATGAAAGAAGCGTCTTTATGCTGTGATTGCGATGCAGACCTCCCTTACTGGGCACTGTGCTTTGACCATGTACGAGGAGTCAAGATAGCGACAATAGCAGACCTCGTACAAACTGGGACCTTTGACCTACTACGTGACGAGGTGGTCAAGTGCACCATCCGTTGTGCCACCTGTCACGCCTTGGTGCATGGACCTACCCGTGGGGGAGAGTTGTCACAGAAGCACAGGAACGATATCCGATTGCACCGCGGTCCAGCATGGCGCCGTACTGAAAGAGAACTTGCTTCCGGATATTCGATGCAAAGGTAACCTGGGTAAGTTGGTGAAATACGGTAACCTAGGTAGGTCACAGGAACCTAGTGAAGCGGGTTGGCTGGTGAGGGGTATACGTAGTATACCCTCACCAACCGACCCAGGTTCACACTCCACTAGCCGGGTTGACGGTAGTGGTGAGGAAGGGTAGATGGAAAGCGGGGATGATGGGACTATCTACACTTGATGCAGCAGAACAAGCATTGTCAGCGGCACGAACTGAGACAGAGGTACTGCGTGCTGGGTTTCGTCTCTTAGCAGTTGCGATACTCCACAGGTCCAACTATGATGACCGGGTACCCATTCAACCCGAGGAGGAGCAGTGGCGACAGTAGAAGAGAAGGCCAAGGCCAAAGCAGACGCCACCGACGCGAAGGCAGAGGAGACGGAGGCGAAGAAGCCCGGTCGCCCGAAGAAGGAACCACCTCCGCCCAAGCAGCGGACAGTGCGTGCCTCGAAGGCGGACGAGAAGATCCAGCGCGTCATCGACTACGTGAAGGCGGCGAAAGAGCCTGTCACGTACCAGGAGATCATGGACGCCTGCGACGTCCTCTATGACGTCTGCCAGTTCTCCTTGACTGCGCTTGCTCTTGTGGGCATGGTCGAGAAGGTCGGCACCTGGGAGGGCACCGGTCGCGCTCGAGTCGCCTACCAGTGGGTTGGCAAGAAGTAAGTACCTCAAGGTCGCGGGGGTCACCCCTTCCCACACCTACGTGCCCAGGTGACCCCCGCGGTGGTACGACCCCCGGGGTGGCACAAACTTTCCACAGAGTAGCGCACTCAGAACCCTGCACCTGAATCGTGTACGATCTGAGTGCGCGGGTGTGAGGTCGCTCCTCCTAGGGTACAAGTTCCTTGCGCCCGCGCTCCTTCATTCCCCTCGTCACGTGTAGCGCCGGCGCCGCCGCTAACAGGTTTATCAAACTCGGACCTCCTAATGATAATCATTTGCCTGTTACTTCTTTCTGTGTTTCTGTTCCTTATGGTGACATCTATCTAGTTGGGTAGACGTCTTCCTCTAGTTGGGAGACGTCCTCGCCTCGGGGCGCCGCCTGGCTAGGATTTGCTGCTTCTCACGTAGCCAACCAGGAACTGAGGTTAGCGTAGCGCCGGCGGCGGCGCCGAGGAAAGCAGGGTTCTCCGCATAGCCAAGGACCTACTGAGAAGTAGAAGTATAGAGAAGTTGTTCTGTTCTCTTTGGTTCCGCACAATGGTGGTATACCCGATCGCTTTTGTGCACTACTGGTTCTAAAGAGAACCTGTTCTCTATACTTTCTTCCACTTCTGAGGTCCGAACATCTGTTCGTCCCCATTTTGTGGGATACAGGTCCACAGATTTACGTACTCATGACCAGCAAGAGCGTTACCCCGCCTCAGTCGAGTCGGCGGTACAATGTGTTGACAGGCCAAACAACGACTGAGGAGCGTATACATGCCTGACAACACACCACTGGTCGACTCACGCGATATTGTCGCCACTGACAACGCGGTGGTCATTGCCGTCTCAAATCGTTCCGAGGCGCAATCATTGGTAGATGCCATGATTGCAGCAGGAATAGTTTGCGACGTTGACGAGTCGTAATCAGTTCTGACAACGGTGGCGGGCTCAGTCCCGCCATTCGTTTGGCGGCGGCGTTGTCACGCTCGACAACGTCTGAGGCCGGATATCGCGTCTGTGATATAACCGCGTCTAACCGGTGTGAATCGCCCGCTAAGCGGTTTGACCCCGTAGCCCCTACCACGACCCAGAAAAACATTCTTGTGGTTTTTGGGGGTAAATCCTTGGATTTGGTTGATAAAGTGGGGGTAAATCTCGGATTCAGCGGTGGTTTATCAGGTTGTCAGACGTGACAACAAACTGAGGCCATCGCTTTTTCCCTTATTCAAGGGGTTTAGTCGGGGCCGAACATACGTTGGTCCCCATTTTGTGGGATATGCTGGTACGCAGTTATGTGGGCACAAATCACACGTTTGTGGGATATCCCAAACCACTTTCTGCGTCGATAATGATGATGAACCCTATTTTCCACCGACCCAGGAGGTCACGCACACGACACACTCACGCACGACACACGCACGCCGCCTCACACGCGGCGCGCACACGCAGGCCAGTCGGGCCCAGTCGCCGCAGGAACGCGAGTTTCAGGCGGGACGGATTTTGAATCGACGGACACCACGTTGGATCGTGGGATGAGGCGAATACGCCGATACGCACGTGCCTGCGGTGACGCCCGCGCACGTGTGTACGCACGTACGCAGGCGCACACGTTCACACAATCGACAACGCACGACCAACCCAAACCAGAAAGTGAGGCCACCATGGCCCGCAAGTCACTCATTGATCCCGCAATCATCGCGACTCAGGTCGCCGCGGGTGAGGAAGTCACCGTCCCGACGTTCACGCACGAGGTCAGCGGCATTCAGTTCGAGTCGCCGGTCGTCATCAAGTGCGCTCAGTCGGGTCGCGTCAACGCAGTCGCCAAGATCGAGGGCGGCGTTTACGTGAAGGACAACACGCTCGTCGGCAACGACAAGACGAGCAAGAACGGGTTCTACCGGATCGACAAAATCGCCGACAAGGAGAATCAGTCGGCGTGGCGTCAGAAGCGCGCCGACGCGCTCGAGGCGGCGAAGGAGAACGGTGTCGTTGACGAGGAGCTCAATGTCATCGCTGACAACACCGACGAGGTCGAGGAGGCACCCGCCCCCAAGGCCCGCCCGCGGCGGCGCACGTCGCGCAAGTCCCAGGCGGCGTAATCACGCCTGACAACGTGGGTGGGGCCTTCGGGCCTCACCCACATTCGTTTTCAAACACGACAACGGGCCTCAGGTCCGAAGGAGCACACATGAGGATTCACACGTTTGACAACACCACCGACGCCTACAACGACACCCAGACGCTCGAGTCGATCTCGGACGGCGACGTGCTCGTTGTCCCGTCTGAAAACGTGGTGGGCGTTTTGGTCGAGGCATGGCCCGTCGCGGTCACTGCTGAGGTCGGGCAGTTTCACATGATCGCCTCGCGTGACGCGCTCGTCACGTTGGGCGCGATGCACCAGTCGCGGATTCAGGATGCCGAGGACGTGGCACGCGTCATCGGTGCGCGACTCAGGCCCGAGGTGGTGGACGTTGTCACTGAGGACAACACGCCGCGGTGCACATGCGAGTGGGCGGACGATGCGGGCAATCCTGAGGTCGGGCCCGATCCGTATATCGACGTGGTCGATGAGGCGTGCCCGGTGCCACGGGCGCAAAGCGGAACCCGAGGCGTGGGCGGACATGGACGCGTGGGACCGCATGATCGACGACCTGGGTCTCGACCGATGAAGGCGCTGTTTACAGTCCTGACAATCGCGGGTGCCACGTTCGCGTCCTCGGTGGGTGCCGAGGTGTTTTCAGTTTTGCACACAATCAACCAGATCGGATGTTTTCATGTCTGACAACAAGCGGTACGTTTGGATCGTCACGTTGTATCAGGAGGACCAGGACGACGTGCGCGAGGTGTTTTCAAATCCGACAAAGGCCCAGGACCGGGTTTCGCGGCACGCGACCGAGCACACGGTGCGCACGTTCGGACGCGGTCGGCAGTTCGAGGCGATTGGGCGCGAGCGATGGCATCACGAGGAGGACGGCCTCACGAGGCGCCACCTCGCATTCGTTGTCACTTTTGACGGCGAGGTCATTGGGCGCGGCGAGCGCGAGGAGGTGCGGTAATGTTGTCCCGCCTGAAAACACGTGTGTGGTGGGAGGTCGCAGTCGGGGTGGGCATCGGAATCGGGTGCCTCGTTTTCATGCTTGTAAACGCGGGGTGCGCGACGACCCAAGGCGCGTCATATACGCCGCGTCAGATCGCGTGCCAACACGTGGCGAAGGGGAAAGCACATGCACCGGACGCTGAGGCGTGCAGCAAGGCAGTCATGCGGTCGTACGTGCGTGCTGTGGGTGCGCCTAAAACCATGTGTTGGGTGCAGGCGCGTGCCATCGACTGCGTGCCACGATACGCGGTCGATATGTGGCAGGTGCGCGCTGTCATACGTGACAACGGAACGAGGTGGCATATCGACGGCATCATGTACCCGAAGACGGGCGGATGGAAGAAGGCGCCGTTGTCAGGCGCGATAACATAAGGCGTGGTCAGCAGGTGGCATGTATACATGCGTGTATACATGCCGCCTGCCTTTTTATTTAGGTGGGTGTTGTCATCATCGACAACGATAAGCCTCAGGCGGCGGAGGCGGCCGCGGGCAAAATGAGGTGGCGTTGTCGTGCCTGAATACGCCCCCATCCACCACCTCGCGTTGTCCTCCGTGACAACGCACCCCAGGGGTGAGAGCTAGAGCGCGCCCTGGGCCTGAGGGTTGAATCTCGAGCTAGCAGATCTTCTGTGGACCTTAGGTACCACTTTCCCCAAATAAAAGGACGCCAGGCGAGGAGCACCCACACCTGACGTCCCTTCGCGCCATGCCTACACCCAAACCAGAGATAGGCGGCAGCGACCTTGAAATCTTATCCTAGCAGGAATAATAGCACAAGCACTCTAATGATTTTCTGCTTCCGTGTCATCTGTCCTCCTTTCAAGATTGGGGTGGTTGGCGGCATACGTATATCATCGACATAGGCGTACCGGTGGTTGACCGTGAATCCTCTCCTCAGTTATCCCCGCTTTGCATCTACCGACCCCCGTCATCTACACTGTTGGCGAGATGAGCACACAGGGAATGAAGCTTGAGAGGTTGCGGAAGTACAACGAGGTAGTTCACGCTGCTATCGTGCAGACGGTGCGAGATGGCAACTACCGAGGTACTGCGGCGAGGTTGGCAGGTATCAACGAGTCGACGCTGCGGGACTGGTTGAATCCTGCGATCCAGGCGCGGGATATGGGTCTTACGCGTGAGGAGGCGCCTGATCCTGATTACTGGGACCTTCTGCACGATATTGAGGAAGCGGAGGCGGATTTCGAGCAGCAGATGATCTCGAGGGTGACCGCCGCTGCGAACTCTGGTGCTCCGAACACCTGGCAGGCGGCGATGACGATTCTCGAGCGCAAGATGCCAGAGAAGTTCGGCAAGCGTGACGCCCTCAAGATTTCCGGAGACGAGGACCACCCATTGCAGGTAGAAACGAGGCACCTGATTGGCGCAGACGACGATACCAGGTCCATCGGACGAGATTTCCTTGGACGCATTGCTGCTTCTCGCGCAGTTCTCGCCGGCGGGGTTCGGGTTCGTGACGAATCTACCGGAGATGAGGCGGGGGAAATCGAGTCAACGGCAACTGAGGTCCCCGATTGATCGGGAGCAGACGAACGTCGCAGGATCCACCTATTCGGTGCCGCGTCACGTCGACTACGTAGATAACCTCCTCCAGGACCTCGTGATCCGCAAGTTGAAGGACCAGGGGTACGCCGGGATCATCGTTGAGGAACCGCCTCGTCACGGGAAGTCGGAACTCTGTTCGCACTACTTCCCCTCCTGGTACCTTGGTGCCTTCCCAGACGAACGCGTGGTGCTCTGCTCGTATGAGGCGGATTTCGCCTCGTTGTGGGGGCGCAAGGCACGAAACACCTTAGAGCGGTGGGGAAAGCAGATCTTCGGGGTAGAGGTCAACCGTCGATCCTCAGCAGCAGATAGGTGGGACATTGAGGGGTTCCAGGGCGGGATGATTACGGCAGGGGTGGGCGGTGCGATTACAGGGCGCGGTGCCGACGTGCTCGTGATAGATGACCCGGTCAAGAACGCCCAGGAAGCAAACTCCAAGGTAATAAGGGACCGCACCTGGGATTGGTACCAGTCAACCGCACGTACGCGCCTGGAACCACAAGGCGTCATCCTCATCATCATGACCAGGTGGCACGAAGATGACCTTGCAGGGCGCCTCCTTGCAGAACAGGAGTCAGATCCGCTCGCAGACAAGTTCTTGCGGGTGTCTTTCCCTGCCATCTGCGAAAGTAAAGATGACCTGTTGGGGCGGCAGATAGGCGAGGCACTGTGGGATGAGCGGTATCCCATAGAAGAACTCGAGCGGATCGCAGCATCTGTCGGCACCTACGTCTTCTCAGCATTGTTCCAGCAGCGTCCTGCACCAAAATCTGGCGGTATGTTCCAACGTGAGAACTTCCAGATTGTGCAGGCCTACCCCCGCAGGTTGAAGAAGGTGGTGCGCCATTGGGACTTCGCAGCAACAGATCAGCAGTACAGCGACTACACGTCTGGTGTGAAGATGGGGATCACGCACGACGGGGATATCTACGTGCTCGACGTCCGCCACTTCAAAGGCACCCCGAAGAAGGTACAGGACGTATTCAAGCGGACCGTGCGAGCAGACGGGCACGGGTGCAAGCAGCAGATCGAGAAGGAACGCGGGTCCGCAGGCACCCACGTGGTTGACACCTACTCGCGCATGATGGCGTCCTACGACGTGAAGGGCAAGTTGCCGACAGGCGACAAGGAGGTGCGAGCAGGTCCGTATTCAGCGGCAGTTGAGCGTCACGACGTCTACCTGGTTGAGGCACCCTGGAATGAGGAGTACCTCCAGGAGCACGAGTCGTTCCCCTATGGGCGTAACGACGACCAGGTCGATGCGTCGTCAGGCGCGTTTGAGATGCTCGCCGGACGTCGCGGCAAACTTGTATCATGGTGAGATGGATCCTCAGGAACCTCCGTACCAGATGCCGCGATGGTTCTTTATGGCAAGGGCGATTGCGCTCCTTGTTATCGGGATAGTAATCCTACTACATGAGACACTCGCGCAAGAGACAGCAGTACGCGTCGTTGTGGTCCTATCCTCTTTCCTCTTGATGGGATTCTCAGCAGCAGACATCGCATCCATCTGGAAACGCAATGGTGCATGAATCTGCCACCGCGCAGATCGCACGCTAACGGGATCCTGACCGGAGGTCAATGTTATCCCCTTCACCCCATATGCCTTGCACACGCGCTCGCACGTGTGTATGCTGATAGGCAGCGAATCGGAGGCGCGGTGCCCGAATCTGGTCAGACAATACTGCAAGTCGATCAAGTGGGATTCCAACGCCTCCCTGACGTGACGCCGCACGACCCGATGTCCGGTGCTCCTCTCATTGGGCAGCGGGAGCAGCAGTACGCGCTGCTTCTGCAGGACACAGAGAACAACCGAATCTGGGTGGCGCCCATCTCAGACAACGTGCGGAAGATACTGGTTGAGGCGATGCGGAAAGCACCCCTCGAGGTCGTCACGTCGCTATCGGAGGACGTTCAGGTAAGGGCACCTTTTGCCACGTAGTGACCTTGATTGGGCGCTCCGCCAGTTCAAGGGCAATGACCGGATGGCGCACTACGCGCTCCGCTGCGCCTACTACGATGGTAACCACCGCCTCGCGTTCGCAACAGAGAAGTTCCGCAACGCCTTCGGTCACCTGTTCCGGGAGATCGCAGACAACTTGTGTCCAACTGTGGTAGACGCAGTCGCAGATCGCATGGTCATCACCGGATTCACTACCAATAAGGCGACCGTCAAGATCGAACCCGTCGTGACGCCCCCACCTCCAGAAGGTTCTCCGCAACCAGGCCCCCAACCAGATGGAACTGTTATTCCTCCGCCGCAGCAGAAGATGCGCGCCGTCACCATCGACCCGATTGCTAAGGCAGCATGGGACCTGTGGGAAGAGATGGAGATGGATACCATCGCAGGCGAGGTCCACACGGAGATGCTCAAAGCGGGTGAGGCCTACGCCATCGTGTGGGTGGACGCGGACATGAACGTCCGGGTCTATCCGCAGGAGGCGCGGACGATGGCGGTCATGTACGACTCAGATGACGACCGCAAGATCGTGAAGGCGGCAAAGTTTTGGCAGGATGAGAACACCCAGAAGTTGCGCTTGAACCTCTACTACAAGAACGTGATCGAGAAGTATGTGTCGCAAGAGGCAGTACGAGCGCAGGTCGTCTACGGGTTGGGTGAATCTGCCTCCTTGAAACCGGAAAACTTTCTCCTGTACGACTCACCAGTGAACAATCCCTGGGGTCAGGTGCCAGTTTTCCACTTCATCAACAAGCGACAGGCGCGCAAGGGAAGTTCGGAACTAGATGACGTAATCCCACTGCAGGACGCTTTGAATAAGGCACTCTGCGATATGATGGTGGCAATGGAGTTTCAGGCCTACCGTCAGCGTTGGGCAACCGGCATCGAGGTCGAGGTAGACGAGCAGACAGGGAAGCCAGTCAATCCGCCTTTCAATGTTGGCGCCGACCGCATGATGACCTCGCCAGACGAGAATACCAAGTTTGGCGACTTCTCGCAGGCGGACCTGGGTCAGTTTACTGGAGTGCAAGATAACCTCCGGCACGAGGTCGCACGTGTGTCTGGTACGCCTCTGCACTACTTCTTCATGACCAATCGTGACTTCCCCTCCGGTGAGGCACTCAAATCCGCCGAGGTGCGCTTCACGAAGAAGGTCAAGGATCGGATTGCAGCGGCGGAGGACGTCTGGGAGAACGTGATGACCTTTGCGCTCACGCTCGATGCCACCAACGTCCCCGATGATCTCGACCTGAACCCCAAGTGGGCAGTTGAGACGTCACGTTCAGACAGTGAAATCATGGACGTACTCCTCAAGAAGAAGGCACTTGGCGTGTCGCTCACCCAGTTGCTGAAGGAAGCAGGG